GGAGTACCTAGTGAAGGCAACTTCCTGCTTCTAACAAGAAATGATCGAGTGGCCAGTAGAGTGATTGGATCTCTGGATCACGAGTACTAGGTCGCATTAGACGACAAAATACTTCGGTTCTCGAAGGGAAGTGAGTCAAGTCGATGTGAGAAGGATCACTTAACAAAAGCGTATGAGCAAAGTAGCTCTGAAAAGTACGTTCGTGTGTTGTGTATCCTAGTGATTTGAGTTCACTGAAAATGTGTTCGCATATTGGTCTGAGTCGGTGTTCACCTGCTGATGCATAGTAAATTCCGATTGCTCGGGCCATTAGGCGGGGCGGGCTGTCTCTCAGTGACCTGGGGTGGAGGAGCTGAGCGAGTAGCTGTTCTGGATCGCGGATTGGATAGCCATTGCAGTTCTCATAACTGAGGACTGTGGCGCCGTGGATTCCAGGGGATGTACCACATTTGTCAGGACTGAGTTTCGAGTTGAATCTGCGCTTCGCTTCTTGAGAGAAGGCTTCAAGGAAATCGGCCCATTGATCAATGGGTAGCATCTGTAAAAGACCGAATAGTACGTCATCGCCCATTAGCTTGATGAAGTGGTCACTTGTGACAGTGAAACCAAGAGCTAGTAGGATTGTGACGACCATAACAGCATTATAGAATGAGTCGTAAAACTGTGTTCCGAATATGCCTGATGGCATGCCGGCGAAGAGCTTTCTTATGATGCGGCCTAGTGGCGTTAGAGAACATGTGTTCTCGTAAGCATGGCCTAAGAAAGTCCAGAGTCTTTCGAGTCTATAGGGCTGGGTCTTAGCCTGTGGGTGTGTACGGGTTGGGTGGTAACGTCCGCAAAAGCAGAAGTAGGTCTTGACTTTAGCACGAATATCGCGCCAAACTGAGTAATAGAAGTACATGTCAAATTCGGACCAGTCTAAGTTGAAGACAGGTTTGAATGATGAGTACTTTGTGTTGTATTCAGTATTGAGTCGGGACCATCCGCCGTTGAGAGTTTCGTAACCCCAAAGGAGTGGTGTGTTTTGGTCAGTGTGATATGTAGAAAAAAGAGGCCAGAGGAACATGGCTTCTATGAAGATGAGACATTTTGATACGCCGAAAACAGATCTGACTTTGTCAGGTTTGTCAATGGTGTTGAGGGCAGGCTTTTGATGCATCGTTGTGTGATGGAGAGGGACATGTAATCCTTCTTTTATACGATGGGTATAGTTTCTGCAGTAGATGAAGATCTCTTGGTAACAGTTGTGAAAAGACATTCGAGCGTTGTCGATGATGTTGAGTTCTTTTGCTTTCTGTAACTTTTTCTTAAGATCAGGGTCTGATGAAAACGGGAGTTCAGCGTTAGTTGAGAGATTCCAAGGGTACCATCGGAGGTCTGTGAAATGTACTGGGTGGATTAACTGTTTAGGTCGGAACCATTCGGTAACTATGTCAAGAGCAGCGTAGTAGTGTGAATCTTTCTCGATGTCGTGATCTTGGACGTTGTATCTTTCGAAGAATTCTTCGGCAGATTCAGGCGTAGCGGGAGGGCGTTTGTAGCCGTATATAACATTTTTGACAATGTTGATGTTGAAGAGGCAAGCGTACATGCATATGGTGTTTAAAACCAGATTGTAGCATTGGTAAAACCAC